GACGACATCTCTTGTAGAGCAGATGTACAAGGATTTCCTTGATTATGGTTGGGATGCTGATTCATATTGCCACCGTATCTATTCTGGTAGAGAAAAAACAAACGAATATCCAGTAACAATTACAACTTGGCAATCAATCTATAAACTAGATCGTTCATTCTTTGAAGATTATGGTGTGATTATAGGTGATGAAGCACATTTATTCAAGAGCAAGTCTCTTGTACAAATAATGACAAAGCTTCATCATGCGAAATATAGATTTGGTTTTACAGGAACACTTGATGGCACTCAAACTCATAAATGGGTTTTAGAAGGATTATTTGGACCATCATATAAGGTTACTAAAACTGATGAATTGATGAGGCAGGGACATCTTTCTCAGTTAGATATTCAATGCATTGTTCTCAAACACAATCCACAAAAGTTTGAAACTTATGAAGATGAGATACAGTATTTAATCTCACATGAAAAACGAAATAATTTTATTAAAAATCTTTCTCTAGATTTAAAAGGAAATACTCTTGTTCTTTTTAGTAGAGTAGAAGCACATGGAGCAATACTTTATGAAAAGATAAATACTAATAAGCGAGATGATCGTAAAGTATTTTTTATTCATGGTGGAGTTGATACTGAAGAAAGAGAATTGGTTAGAGAAATAACTGAGAGAGAAAATAATGCAATCATTGTCGCTTCTTATGGAACATTTTCTACTGGAATTAATATCAAGAATTTACATAATGTTATTTTTGCTTCACCTTCGAAGTCTAGAATCCGCAATCTCCAATCAATAGGAAGAGTACTTAGGAAAGGAAAAAATAAAACTAAAGCAGTTTTATATGATATTTCCGATGATTGTACATTTAAATCAAGAAAAAATTATACACTAAATCATTTGATTGAAAGAATTAAAACCTATAATGAAGAAAATTTTAATTATGAAATAATCACAATACAACTTAAGAACTAATGATTGAAGAAGATTTTTATGCAACAGTAAAACTTAAAACAGGTGAAGAGATCTTCTGCAAGGTAGCTGCAGCAGAAGAAGAGGATAGAACTATGTTGATAGTTTCTAATCCAATAATAGTTTCTGAAATAAAAGGAAGAACCGGAATAGTTGGGTATAAAGTAGAACCTTGGTTAAAAACAACAAAAGAAGATATGTTTATTCTTAACCTTGAAGATGTATTAACAATGTCAGAATCTTCAGATATAGAAATGATAATGATGTATCAAAATTATGTACGTCAATCTACAAAAGAAGGTAATCACTCTAAAATTAATCGTAGAATGGGATATCTTGCTAATGTTAATGATGCTAAAGAGATCTTAGAGAAGCTCTATAAAAATAGCTAAATCTAATCTTATCAACCTCGACAAAGGTAATTGTACAAGGTTTTGAATACCTTGTCAAGTATTTACATAAGTGGTATAATCTATACATAATAATGATAAAAACTTATGATAACCACAGCAGTTATGACCAAGAGAAAGAGGTCAGAGCATTATGTAAACAATAAAGAGTTTCTTGCTGCTCTAATTAAGTATCGTGAAGATAAAGAAATCGCAGAAATTCAAGGAAAACCAAAACCTCCCATTCCTCGCTACATTGGAGAGTGTTTCTTGAAGATTGCTAATCACCTATCATTCAAACCTAACTTCGTGAACTATATGTTCAAGGAAGATATGATTTCTGATGGTATTGAAAACTGCGTTCAGTATATTCATAATTTCAATCCAGAGAAGTCTCAAAATCCTTTTGCATACTTCACTCAAATCATTCACTACGCTTTCCTTCGCCGCATTCAAAGAGAAAAGCGTCAGTTAGAAATCAAAAATAAAATTCTTGAGCGTTCTGGATACTCCGAAGTATTTGCAGACGATAACACTATTGACGGTGGTAACTATTCCGATTATAATTCTATTAAGGATGGTGTCCACAGTAAGCTTCGTTATTGAATGAAAGTTGCAATTATTACCGACCAACACTTTGGAGCAAGAAAGAATTCCAAACTCTTTCATGATTATTTCCTAAAGTTCTACAATAATGTATTTTTCCCAACGCTCGAAGAGTATGGGATTACTACTGTTGTAGATATGGGAGATACTTTTGATAGTCGTAAAGGAATTGATTTCTCTGCTTTATCGTGGGCTAAAAACAACTATTATGACCGCCTCCAAGAAATGGGAGTGAAGGTACATACGATTGTTGGTAATCATACTGCATACTACAAAAATACAAATAATGTAAATGCAGTTGATTTGCTTTTACGTGAATATGATAATGTAACTGTGTACTCCGAACCAACAGAAGTAATGTTGGACCAACTACCTACACTTTTTATACCTTGGATTAATCAGGAAAATGAAGCAAAAACTCTTAAACTTATTGAAAAGACGACTTGCACATGTGCGATGGGGCACCTTGAGCTCCAAGGATTTAGAGTTAATAAACAAATCGTCATGGAGCATGGTCTGGAAGGCAAACTATTTGGTAAGTTCTCCAGGGTCTATTCGGGACACTATCACACTAGATCGGATAACGGAACAGTCTTCTATCTAGGAAATCCGTATGAAATGTTCTGGACTGATGTTGGGGATACTAGAGGATTTCATATTTTTGATACTGATACAGTAAGTCATGAAGCAGTTGACAATCCCTTTAAATTGTTTCATAACATTTATTACGAAGATACAAATCATCAAACCTTTGATACTCGTGAATATGAAAACAAAATCGTAAAAATTATTGTTCGCAAAAAAACAGACACAAAAAAGTTTGAAAAGTTTGTTGATAAGTTATATACTGCTGGAGTTGCTGAATTAAAAATTGTAGAAAATTTTGCAATTCAAGAGTCTGAAAATTTTGAAGTATTTGAATCTGAAGATACACTTTCAATCCTGAATAGATATATTGAGGAGGCAGAAATAAAACTTGATAAATCGATTATACAAAAAGTAATCCAGGAAATTTATCAGGAAGCATGTGAAATGATCTAAGATGTTTATTCTTACAATTAATGGTAGAGAAACAGAAGGTGCATATTCTGTAATGAATGATGAAGGTGAACAAATTCTTTATCTGTTTAAAGAGGAAGATGATGCTGTTCGATATGCCATGATGTTGGAAGAAAATGGATGCCCAGAGATGCACGTCATAGAAATTGAAGATGATGTGATGATTAAAACTTGCGAACTGCATGATTACATGTATACTATTATTACTCCAAATGATATTGTGATTCCTCCTGATACTGAACATGATTTTATTTAAAACTATTCGTTGGAAAAACTTCTTAAGTACTGGTAATCAATATACGGAAGTCGATTTTACAAAAAATAAAACAAATTTAATCATCGGAACAAATGGTGCAGGAAAGTCCACTGTTCTAGATGCACTTACTTTTTCTTTGTTTGGAAAGCCATTCAGAAAAATTAATAAACCTCAACTTATTAATTCTGTAAATGAAAAGGATTGTAAAGTTGAGGTTGAGTTTTCTATTGGAAATACTGAATGGAAAATTATTAGAGGAATAAAACCTGCTATTTTTGAGATTTGGAGAAATGATGCTGCACTAGATCAATCTGCAGCCGCATTGGATCAGCAAAAGTGGTTAGAACAGAATGTTCTTAAAATGAACTATAAGTCTTTTACTCAAATTGTTATTTTGGGTTCTAGCACTTTTGTTCCCTTTATGCAACTCTCTGCTGCAAATCGTAGAGAAGTGATTGAGGATTTACTCGATATTAAAATCTTTTCTTCAATGAATACTCTAATTAAAGATAAAATTCGTTCTATGAAGGAAGATATTAAAGTTCTGGAACTTAAGAAAGAGTCTTTTCTTGATAAAGTCAAGATGCAAGAAGAGTTTATTGAAGAACTTGAAAATAGGGGAAAAGACAATATAAACAACAGTAATCGGAAAATTTCCGATCTGGATAAAGAAATCGAACAGTATTTGGGTGAAAATGAGACTGTAGAAGATCCGCTTAGGAAACTTATTCGTGAGCAAGATGAGATTACTGGATATGCTGAGAAACTTCGTAAACTTGGAAATCTTAAAGGTAAGATATCTCAAAAAGTATCTACTATTACCAAAGAACATAAGTTTTTTACAGAGAATACGGTATGCCCAACCTGCACACAGTCTATTGATGAGGAGTTTAGAATAAATAGAATTACAGACGCTCAAAATAAAGCAAAGGAGTTGCAATCTGGTTATAAAGAACTAGAGGAGGCAATTAAAGAGGAAGAGGAGCGAGAGCGTCAATACAACTCTCTAACGAAGGAGATTTCTAAATTAACGAATGGCATTTCTCAAAACAATATTAAGATTAATGGATTACGGAGACAAATCCGAAGTCTGGAATCGGAAATTCAAAGAATTACCGAACAACTTGCAAATCGAAATTCTGAACATGAGAAGTTAGAATCCTTCAAAAATAATTTAAAAACTACATACGACGAACTCGCTTCTAAAAAAGACACAATCAACTATTACGATTTTTCGTATAGTCTACTTAAAGACGGTGGAGTTAAATCCAAAATCATTAAGAAGTATCTACCGCTGATAAATCAGCAAGTAAACCGTTATCTTCAGATGATGGATTTCTATATCAACTTCACTCTTGATGAGGAATTTAATGAAACCGTCCAGTCACCTATTCATGAAGATTTCTCCTATGCTTCCTTTAGTGAAGGAGAAAAAATGAGAATTGACTTAGCACTTCTTTTCACTTGGAGAGAGGTTGCAAGAATGAAGAATTCGGTTAATACAAATCTTCTAATTATGGATGAGGTGTTTGATAGTTCACTTGATGGATTTGGGACTGAAGAGTTCCTTAAGATTATCCGTTATGTGATTAAGGATGCTAATATCTTTGTTATTTCACACAAGACTGGACTAGAGGACAGATTTGAAAGCGTCATAAAATTTGAGAAAGTCAAAGGTTTTTCCCGTATGGTGGCCTGAACCACCAAAGAACAATGAACACTCCAAATTGGCAGCATCACTCCAAGAAAGAACAGAAACGAAAACTTAAACCGCAAGCACTGAGGCAAGCAAAAGCACGACTGGCCCAGTTCAAAAAGCGTCACATGGGTCGCCCAAAAGGCGACCTTTCGTTTTATTATGGCCACATACGAAACGAAACCGATGCCTGTTCTCCACGAAATCAAATCTCAACTTGCTAAACTGCTTGCCACTGAGGACCTCGTGGTGGAGCACAAGAAGGTCTCTACTGCCTGCTTTAACGTCCATACTCGTGTGTTGACTCTTCCTCTGTGGGAGAAGGCAAGCAACCTTGTGTATGATCTTCTCGTGGGTCATGAAGTTGGACATGCTTTGTTTTCTCCTGATGAAGACTGGAGTGAGAAAGTAAAAGTTCCTCATCAATTTGTGAACGTTGTTGAGGATGCTCGCATTGAAAAACTGATGAAGCGTAAGTATGCTGGACTTGCAAAGACTTTCTTTAATGGATATAAGGAATTGAATGAAGAAGATTTCTTCCAAATCAAAGAGGAAGATATTTCTTCCTTTAATCTTGCTGATCGTGCAAATCTGTTCTTCAAAATTGGGAACTATGAATATATTCCTATTGAAGATGGTGAAGAAAAAGAAATTATCAATCTTATTGCTTCTACAGAAACTTTTGCTGATGTCCTGATTGCTGCTGAAGAACTTTATAAGTATTGTAAAAAAGAGAAGGAGCAAGAACAAAAGGTTGCTGATTTTGATTCTCATGAAATGAAAGGAAATTCTCAATCTCCTTCCAGTGAAATTGTGGAGAGTGATGAGTCCTCTTCTGAAGAAGAAGGTGAGAGCAATAACTCTCAACCCGAAGAGAGTGGTAGATCATATGGTGGAACTGCTCAGGGTGATCAAACTCCAATCAAATCGGGAGGTGAGAGTGATGATCTAGAAGTTCGCACTGCTGATTCTTTGGAAGAAAAACTTCAGGATCTTGTTGGAAACGATTCATTTGAGAATACTTATGTTGAAATTCCTAACTTGAATCTTCACACGGTTATTGGTAAGAATTCTGATGTTCATAAGGAGATTGATCAATCATTTTCTAATCAACAAAATATCCATAATGCTTGGGCAAAAGATAAAGAAATTGTTCCAACAAATCTTTATAAGGAATCTGATACTGAGTTTAAGAAGTTTAAGACTTCTGCACAGAAGGAAGTAAGCTATCTTGTGAAAGAGTTTGAGTGCCGTAAATCAGCAGACCAGTATGCTCGTGCTTCAACTGCTCGCACTGGTGTTCTTGATACTGCTCGTCTTCATACTTACAAATATAACGAAGATTTGTTCAAGAAGGTTTCTGTGATTCCTGATGGCAAGAATCATGGTCTAGTATTCGTTCTGGACTGGAGCGGTTCTATGTCTGATGTGATGCTTGATACTTGTAAGCAACTCTTCAATCTCGTATGGTTCTGTAAGAAGGTTTCCATTCCTTTTGAAGTGTATGCTTTCACGAATGAATGGCGCCGAGGTGAGTATGATTATGAGAATGATAGGTATCTTGCTGCTGATCGCATTCCACACTATGAAAAGAAAGAGAGTCTCTTGATTGTTGATGAAACTTTCTCTATGATGAATATTCTCACTAGTAAAGTATCTGGTAAAGAACTAGAACATCAACTTCTTAACATTTGGCGTCTTGCTTATTGCTTTGGTAGGAGTTATTCTGCTCACTATACTTATCCAAATCGTCTATCTCTTTCAGGAACTCCTCTAAATGAGGCACTGATTTCTCTTCATCAGATTCTTCCTAAGTTTCAGAAAGAGAATAAACTTCAGAAAGTTCAATGTATTGTTTTGACTGATGGAGAAGCAAATCAACTTACTTATCATAAAGAAGTAAAGCGTCATTGGGATAAAATTAATTATCTTGGTAGCGGATATGTTTATCCTGGTTCTACTTTTTTACGTGATCGTAAACTTGGAACCACTTATAATGTTGATCATGGATATCATGCGTTTACTGATACGCTACTTAAAAATCTGAAAGATAAGTTTTCTTCTATGAACTTTATTGGTATTCGTGTTCTTGAAAGTCGCAATGCTCACCGTTTCATTCAACTTTATCATTCTCAACTTGATAAGCAATATGAAAAGATCCAAAGCGATTGGAAGAAACTTCGCAGTTTCACTATTACTAACTCTGGATATGATGCTTACTTTGGATTGTCTGCTACGGCCCTTGCTCAAGATACTGAGTTTGAAGTTGCTGAAGATGCTACCAAGTCTCAAATCAAATCTGCGTTTGTCAAGTCTCTGAGGACTAAGAAACTAAATAAAAAAGTATTAGGAGAATTTATTTCTTTGGTAGCATGAAGACATTCCAACAATTTATTTCCGAAGCCTATTTTCACCTTGATGAAGAACGGGTGCCAGTAAGAAAGCGTGGTGGAGTAAGTGCTCCAGAAGGAGAACGTAGTATTGGTGGAGTAGCAAATAGAAGAAATAAAGATTACTGGGCAAGTGTTGTTGGTAGTAATAGAGACAGAGGTATGGGAAGCGAAGCAAAAAGAAGAGTGGATGCCTTGAAAAAGAAAGAGTTTGAAATCGAAGAGGGTGTTAGACCAGGAAACGTTGAAAAACCACTTGATAAAGCAGCATTCAATAAGCGTAGAAGAAGTCTTGATGGAAAAGAAAAAAGTGCAGAGGCAAGATCGAGAGGTCATGTTGGTAAGGAATGGTATAACAGCGGTAGGACCTATTCTCCCGATGAAGCGAAGAGAGGTCGTGCAAAGATTGATGATGAAGAAAGATCTACAAGGCATCGTAGTTCTATAGACCCTGAGGGTGATGATGATAACTACTCAGCAGATAAGACTAAGAATCCCAAGAAACTTCGCAAACAAAAGGCAATGGGAGAACTGGGTGAGGAGTATATTGATGAATTCTTCATCACCAGAAAGTCTCCAGAGAAAAGAGCAGATGATAAGAGAAAGAAAAAGGTTGCTGAACTTATTCGTTTGATGCAACATGCAAAAAATCCTCATTCCGATGTTGCTCTAAAAACTGCAAAAACTGAAGAGTATATTGATGAAACTTCTCTGAATAGAGTTCGTTCAAAATCAGAGAAGGGTGGAATGGCAATTATGTCTGCCCAAAGAGGTGATAAGTCAAAATCAGAAAACAAAGAACGTTCAAAGCAACTAGAAAAGGATATTAGAGGTGCTGGTCTTCCAGGACCTACTAAAGTATCTGGTAGATATACTGAAAACCCAGGAACTTCTCAGGAGAAGAAAGTTGGTGAGAAA